TTGGTGATGAATCCAAAAAGTTTGGTCTGGTTGTTGTTCCTGTTTACAATAGAGTTGGTATCTCCACTGCTAAATCTGTTCAGGCAGTTGTTGATATCATATTCAACAAAGGTGAACCAGCAATATCGGTGGTGACCCGATGAATAAGACCCACTATGTTTACCTCTCTTATGAAAATGGGGGTAGAAAATATATTGGAAGTAGGACCTGTTACGATTGTACTCCAGAAGAAGATCCATATCTTGGATCATTCAAAGACAAAACCTTTGAACCAACTCAAAAAGAAATCTTAGCAGTCTGTAAAACAAGAGAACATGCTAATTTGATTGAAGCATATCTTCACCAAACCTTCAATGTTTCACATAACGATGAATATGCAAATAGAACATCTAATTGTGCTTGCTATGCAATTTTTGGGTGGAATCCAACGATATTCAAGAACTGCCGCAACACCTGCCCCATCCAAAGTCTCACCTAAGACCCAATGAGAACCCTGTCTACCACTGGGGTCAAAACCTGATTTTTTAACGATTCTATCCTAGGGGTGTGATAGGTCATTTACCACAAACGAAAACACCGATTTTTTGGAAAGTAACACAAATGAATGAAGGATTCTTGATTGATAAGGGTGTGTATGCAGCAATACCTTTCGGGGGGCAACTTATGATACTACATGATGGGCAACAGTTGAAGTTATGTAGAACTGAAAGTTCTGCAAGGAAATATATTGATTCCTTAAGAAAGGGTAAGAGTGTCGCACAACTACCCATAGAATAAACTTTCTGGGCCCCTGAAAGTGTCCCTATAGTGTAGACACTCACAACGGGCAAATGAGTCCGAGGAAAATAAATGACAACAATGAATCAATTTTTAAGGGAATGCCTGAAACTCACTTATGTGGGCAACTCTCAGGATAATTCTTATCATGAACAGCAGGTGGAAGATTTGCTTAAAAAGCATAATCTATCCTACGAATACCAACCAAATGGCACACAGAACTCTCCCGACTTTCGTGTAAATTTTGACGGTGGGACTTATGATATTGAATGTAAGTCTAGCAAGCAGGCATATCCTACCTATAATGGAGGATTACCTAAAGAACGTGTTATTTACATTTTTTGTAGTGGGAAGTACAATCAAACGACAATCTTCTTTGCCGATGATGTCGTTAAGACAAGTAAGCGTGAATTGTTTGCATGCCTGATTGAGGAACTAAATGTAATTCTGCGTAAATATCAGGCACTACCCGAGTGGCAAGATGATAATCGTGGGTTTAATTTTTATATTCGCAACATGTTCACCCAATCAGGTGGATGGACTCGCACAAATTATTTTGAACATACCGACCGCCAACTGTGCGAATCTAATGTTCTAAATTACAACTTTGGGGGTTGACACCCTTCACCAATCCTGCTAAACTAACTCTATAAACACTGAATTAACAATGAGCAACAGCAAGAGCATCACTAAAGAACCACTTCTTAAGATTCTAAAAGAAAGGTACGCGCCTAATGTTGAATTTCATGTCCAAGACATTTACCAACTTCTCTCTAACATTTCCTCCAAGGTTTACGATCACCTAGAAGTTCCTACTGCTGGTGTGCTTCGTGATGTTCAAGTACTTAGAGATGATGATGTTTTGACTTTCGTTGACTACAATGGTACTTATTTCTTGAATCCTCCTTCTATTGGTAATTTGAAAGAGAATATCTTTTCTCTTGAGATGCTTGAACGTCATGGTCGTATCTTAATGTGGGATGATAAAGATAAGACCACATCTGCACCTGGAATCACCTTTGTGCGGTGGATGATTGCTGATAAAAATGAAGTCATGTCACACACTATTGCGCGTGAACTTGGAATCGAATGTCAAACTCGTGTTGACCAAGCACTATTTAAGAGCACACAAGATGAGATTTGTGATAGCATCATCAGTGAGGGTTATGATTATCGATGCTGCCAACCTGCTGTTTCCGAGTTAGATACTCCTATTGAATATAAAGGCAAGGTCTACAAGTTTATTGCTCGTGATGGTAATAATCGTTATGAACTTCCTTGGGATCACTTCCCATGTGCTCTGATTAAAGGTAAAAATGAGTATTCTTTGCTTCAGTATGGGGCGATGGCAAACAATCCAACTAAAGAAAAGAAAAATGACTGCACTCCCAATGATGTAAAACACATTATCCGATTAGGTTTTAATTGTGGGGAGATTGAGAAAACTGAAGATGCAGTTTATAATATTCTTTACACTCGATACAAACAAACTCGTAAGAAAGACCGTCGCAGTTTTGTTGCCGAAATCCTTGGTGAAGAAGGCATTAAACTCTCTATGGAACCTTACAATATCAGCAAAGCAAAACATCACCTTGTCGAAAACTATGGTGTTGAGATAAGTGACCATGATTTCATTATGGGATGGGGACGCAAGGGTGATCACCATCGTAAATTATATGATATGTTTGAGTGCCAACTTACCAATCCTGAAGTTGATAGGAATGCATACTATTTCCTAGAAATGGGTCAGGGGGTTGAAACTCAACCGATTGAAAGTAATACTGAAAATCAACGTATTCAGATGGAAAGTGAACGTAAACATTACATCAACCATTGCTGTAAAGTTGCTGATCTTTATCGTTCTGGACAACTAAAACCAATTAGTGTAAAATGGTTAGCACAAGTTAATAGTAAAGAAGTCTATAATGTATTCCAATAAATATGAAACAATAGTCGGTGATTGCCAACAAGTTCTCTCCTCTTATGGGGAGAACTTTTTTCATTCCTGTATTACAGATCCCCCCTACGGTATGGGAATGGATCACTGGGATCATTCTGTTCCTGGTGTAGAAATATGGCGTGAGGTGTTTCGTACACTTCGCCCAGGTGCATTTTGTCTTGCTTTCTGTTCTCCTGAATTGTATCATCGTTTGGCATGTAATGTAGAGGATGCTGGGTTCATAATTAAGGATCAGATTATGTGGATGACTACCACAAAAATGGTGAAATATAATAGACTGAAACCTACTCACGAACCGATAGTAGTAGCACAGAAACCATATAAAGGTTCTCTTCAAAATAACTTTGAACAGTGGGGATGTGGTCTGATTGATACAGATAATACCCGTGTTCCTTGGGATAAGAAACCACCAACAGGTTGGATTAAAGGTGGATCCAAACGTAGAGTATTTGGTGGTATTCAAAATAAGGCATGTGATCTTAAAACTAAAGAAGAAGTGTGGATTGATCCATCCACAAATGAACCGATTGTAAAGGAATTAACTGGTGGAAGTGATGCTGGCAGATATCCATCTAATATTATTGGTGATGTGGAATCAGAACACCAAAAGTATTTCTATGCTCCACGAGCAACAAGAAAAGAGAAGGGAGAAGATAACGATCATCCTACAGTCAAACCACTTCAATTGATGCAATATCTTATCAAGATCTATTCTCCAATCAATTCTACCGTATTAGACCCATTCTGTGGCAGTGGTAGCACTGGTGTTGCTTCTTTATTGGAAAATAGAAACTTTGTTGGTATAGATTTGTCCGAGCACTATACACAAATCACAAACAAAAGATGTTCAGAACTTACCTTAGTGGAATGAATTAATAACTCTGGGCCCCTGAAAGTGTCCCTATAGTATGAAGACCACTCAAATACAAAACAAACATCAAGAACATTTTGAGGATATAATCCTTACAGGTGACTTATCTGTTCTTGAATTCTTTGACGGTGACTATCAAGTTTCTTTGAAGATTGATGGGTCTCCAGCAATAGTGTGGGGTACTAATCCTGCATCTGGTAACTTCTTTGTGGGTACCAAAAGTGTATTCAACAAAGTTAAACTCAAAATCAACGAATCACACGAGGATATTGATACAAATCACAGTGGTAATGTAGCACAAATATTACACTGTTGCCTAGATAGTTTACCTCGTACAGAGAACATTTATCAGGGTGACTTTATTGGGTTTGGTGGAGTTAACTTCTATACTCCTAACACAATTACTTATCAGTTCTCTGAGATTGTAACACAAAGTATTATTATTGCTCCACATACAAAGTGGAATACTGATGGTGAACTTAGAGATGCTTATGTATCTGGAACTACACCATTCTTCAATGATACTAACCATGTGAAGTTCGTGCAACCCTGTGTGGACTTTGTTCGCATAACTTTACCTCAGGTTGATGTTGATGATGTTGAGTTCTTAAGTGTAAAACAAGCAGCAGAAGCAAAGAAACAAATCAATGCTTTAATTCGTTCTGGTAGTGAACTTAACCTTCGCAATCTGACTGAGATTCTTATCTGTCAGAACCTTGCACATCTCTATCTCTCAATGATAGAGATCAAAGAGGACTTGATGGACTCAATGATAGTTACTGATAGTCCAGTAGCATACATTAATGGTGAGAAGATTGTTGGAGAAGGATTTGTTCTTAAGAATAGTAGCATCATTATGAAGTTAGTGAGTCGTGAAGTTTTTGCCTATGCTAACTTCAATACTGCAAAGAATTGGGTATAAATCTCTGGGCCCCTGAAAGTGTCCCTATAGTATGACCACTCACTCAAACCAAACCAAAATGACATCCACAACTCAAACAACTCAAGAGTTCTTTACAGAAAACGAATGGGATATGATTTACAATTTCATTGGTAATGCTCTGGATAATGATGATTATGATCGTGAAGATGTTTACTCTATTCGTGCTAAAATTCACAATCTCTTTCTTGTAAAATGAACACTCCAAACTGGAAACATAACTCTGGAAAGAGTAAACGAACCAAGGGTAT